GTGAAGCTTTTAAATACCACCAAATTTCATCACCCGGATATAAATCGTCTGGCACTTCCCAGAGGTTTCGGTTAAAGCCTTGTGAGTCTGTAGACGCGCATATTGGACCAAACCCTATACTCATTTTTTTATTTGCTTCAGAAATCCCAGGACCTACGTGAACGTTAATAGGGTCATACAAATTACTAGCTCTCCAATGGCCAATGTCGGGTGAAAACTCATTCATATTACCATAGCCTCGCCAGCGAAGATCATCTTCCCCCATGCTAGTAGTATTTTCGTTAGATATATATTTTCTAGTTGCCTTATTTATAAACCATACTCCATTAGTAGGAACATTAACTCCGGGTTGATGTAGGTGGTTATTCCCTGTCTTCAGCTGCATTGGGTTTTTATCTTTGTATTCTTGGGAGCTATCGTTAGTACTCCAATTAAGCCCATGGTATTCTTGGGTGTCGAACCAACCTTCACCATCACCATCTTTATTATTATCTTTAATTGCTCCAAAATAAGCCGATCTCGCAACATAGTAATTCCAATTACTAATGTTATTTAAGTAATCTATTTGCCATTGAGGGGAGGAGGCATGGAGGACTTTATCCACGTAGTCCATTGTTACATGGTTTTCGTATTGATCGCTGGGAACAAAACTGTTATCAATAACCGCTAACTCCGACCTTAATCTTAACTGTTCATCATTCTCAAGAAGGTACACCGTTTTCTGCGTGAATAAACCGTAATTCGTCCCTAATAACGTCTCTGAATCAGTTATCTGAGTTCTTATGTTACCGTCATTTTCTATTTTCACAAAAAATCTACCATCAAACTGGGGCTTGTTTTCTATAACTGCTTTTATAAAAGATACTTTTACGTTGTCGTTTATATGATCGGGATTAACAGCGTTGTCAAATATAAAATTCACATCCTCTGTTAAAGGTTTATCCAGAGTTACATAATAGGAATTTGGTACTGTATTAATGGTCCTATCAGAGGTGATTTGTAATATTTTATATTGTTGAGATTTGTCGTTGTTATAATAAAACTGAATATACAATGGTTCTTTTATTTCATCTAAATGCGAAAGGGTACTGCTTGAAAAATCCCCATTAGTATAATCCATAGAAAAAGGTATTCCACCAACATATGGAGCTAAGGCCATACCGTTTCCAGCAGTTCCAAAGATCTGTCTTGACGGACTTGACGCCGCGTTGTGTATTACAGTACCTATTTTTATTTTTCTAGTTTTAATAAATTCAGGGGCTTCGTTTTCTATAGCTAGTACTTTATACCTAGAAGAATTTTCTATAACATTAGAGTCGTTATCTTTACCTTTTTTAAGATATAACGAAGTGTCTAAGTCTATTTTATTCCTATCTGCTGATGGAAATGCTAGCCATATATTACCATCCTCAGCCGCATACCATCTGTCCATAGCTATGCTATAGTACTCGGTTGATGTTTCTTTTACATAAAACTTATAATAAGCCATTTCAGCGGGTGGCTGTCCATTTAACCCAACAGTTAGTCTATTAGCGCTTATAGATTGTTGTTTATCAACCTTAAAACCCCCGCTTTCACTAATTATAACTGGAGTCTCTCTTCCGTATTTATCAGTGAAAACAACCCCAAGCTTATAATCTCGCAAGGATTTAATTGACTTCTGTGGACTTCCAGCCGCTGGCTCGCCCCAAGCTACAAGACTATTTGTAAAATTCGGCTTGTATTTTAAACCACTTACTTTTAAATCATAGTTTTGCTCATAGTTACCATATATAACTCTATTACCACTTACCTCTTGAGCTAGCGCTTTTTTAGGAACATTGTCCCATGGTCTTAAAAGTTGATTTGATGCTATTGTACTCTTTATAGTTTCTGAATCTATGATATATTCGTTAGAATACCAAGGTATTGTGCTTAGTCCACTTTGTAGTATATCTATAGGACTAATAGTCTCAACTAAGTATACGTTGGGGGAGGAGTCTTCTTTATAAAGTATATCTACTTCAACAATATCAAAACTTCCTAAATTAGATGTAAATCCACTAATTTTTATAGACTTAATATTATTTACCATACCCTTATTCCACCCTTTTTTAGGGTCATAATTAAACGTAGTTGGTAAAAAAGCTACCTCAGACCAAGGGGCAAATGTTGAGTATTCATTATCGCTATATTTGTATCTATAAGAAAATCTAGGAAATTTATATTCAAATATTTTAGATTTAGAATTTTCAATATCAACAACATAACTTAAATAACCTATATTAGGATCTGGATCATCCGGAACTCCATTTAAACCAACAATCTCGATTGTAACGTTAACAGGTAGTCCATTAGCTGAATCAAAATTGTTACTTGGCTGACTCAAAATCTTACCCCTAATTTTCCAATTGGCTAAAGGTATTCCAGGGAGATTAGATGTATCAGGAGCTTCTTTTAATAATATAAATTGACCAGGTTGCCACGCTAAAGCAAAAGTTAAACTAGAATCATAATCACTATTTATATTGAAACTAATAGTATCCCCAATTGCTATTGATGAAAAATCTGATATAGTTATAGGCGCGGTTATAGATGTAGGATTACCAACTATACCAACTATCGTTATTCCAGTGTAATTTAAAGATGTATCCCTACCGGTTTCAAGTTCTAAACTTAGAGCACTTTTAGGGGATTTTTTTATAACGGTTATATGCTCTTCTCTAATTGGTTGGTACCAGTTTGTTGGACTGTACCCAGCATCTAGGTTTACAAGAGCAGTATGGGTGTCACCCAAATTATGTGTTCCTTCAATACTACGCCCTATGTTTATTTTCTTTGGCTCGGAAAAGTTATCTGTCCAAAGCAACATATCATCTATAATATTAACACCTGTTATTAATCTATCTTTATCAAAATTTAAAACCCTGTCAGATTCAAAGCATACAGTGTCAACACCATACATGTTAACACTATCATTCAGAATTACAGCTTCAGTCCCAAACACTGGTAGAGTGAAAAATGTCAATGGCTTTCCGTTCGGATTGATATTTAAAGCGTTTTGAGACAAACCAGTATTGCAGTTAATAATATTAAAAGTATCATCATAGATACCTGCAATAGGGGCGCTAACCGTGCTTGGATCAACGCATGAATCCTGTGGCCAACTAGAGCCAGCCCCAACGTTGTTGTTTATTTGAAGAAAAGCCCCCGGAATCAGCACCCCACTTGCATCATAAAATATATTGTATATTTCGTCTAACCACTGGTCGGAGTTAGTGGCTATATGTATAACATCGGTTGGAGTATATACAGGGTAAGGTGGTGGTGTTATTGTACCGCTAAAACTTTTATAAGCACCATATTCACTATCAAAAACAGAAGGATTATATGATGGTGTGAAGGCGGAAGCATTCCCTGTGTATGGGCTATTTAGTGTTCCATTAATAATAAAAGGTTCTATGTCCAATACGTACGCTTGAAAACAACCACCTATTACCGGGGTATTCGGATGATCGGTATTTTTACAAAGTTGTTGAAAGTTGATAGCTGTTACCTCCGCGCCTGGCGGAGACTGATTAAGCATGTTAAGTCCATTAGTTGGGTTTGTAGCTGATACTTTACTTCCTACAACTATATTCGGGTCCCAGTCGCTAGGATGAATCCAAAGTTGAGCTCCATATGTATTAGGGGGTATATTAGTTGAAGATACTTGTGACTGGTTAGGGCTGCAAGGATTTTTTCTATTAATATTGTAATTTGGTGGACCGCCAGTACACCCAAGCTCATAAAAAGTTCTTACATTAATCCAAGCTGTATCTGTGATAGGTGATGGATTTACCGTTGTAGTTATAGTCTCGGATTGGTAGTTTACTGGTATCGTATTAATAATACCTACATTGTTTACTAATGTTGGTCCCCATGCAGTATTTGGACCGTTATAACCAGTCGCAAACATTCCTTGTGTAATATTAGAATACAAACTAGTGTCATCTAAAACTATAGAATTAGTTGAAGAACCATAATAAGATGAGTTTGGATCTATACCTGTGCAGAATTTCCACTTGTCAACAAACACCGGAGTGCAGCCCGTAGACGAGTTATAACTCATTATCATGTCCTTAAAAGAAACACTTACGCCAATGTTTAAGGGTAGAGCGAGGTTTTCTTCTGTACGCCCGGCAATTAACCAATACAACGTGTCATTCTTTTCATCAGAGATAGAGCCAACAGTGAAAGCATCATCACCTATAGCGGAATTATTATCCGCATCACATCCAAGCATATTTCCTAAAACATTCTGAATAGTACCAACATCAGATCCCTCTGAGGTCGATACCTGTATATTCATCGCGTCCCTATACTCACCAGTGGGAACTAAACGTTCATCGACATCTTTGTTCATCTTACTACCAGTAAACTGCTTTTTTATTTCAGACATACTTTAGTGTTTGATTTGTTTTGATTTACCTCTAAGTATTTGTGTTATCTCCTCTAACTTAATGTTAGATAATCTTAATTTAGCCGTTCTAACAGCTGCGAACTTTTCTTTTTTAAATCTTTGAACTTGGTACTCTGGTATATTTACTCTTCCAGCCATTATAGCATGAGCTATCCATCTATACATAGCTTCCTCTGCAAATTTATGAACTTGCATTTCCCCATCTGTTCCAAGACTATCACTTATGTAATCTAATATAACAGTTTTTCCAGATATATTAGAGCTAAAATGTATTTTCCCTGAAATATCGTCAATGTAAAATGACCCATTAGCTTGTGCGTGTTGCGGATCTAACCCATAACGATCACCATTCATCGGCCAATATGTATCATCTGTATAATCATCTTGATTTTCTGATGACGTATTTGACTTGTGGTTTGACCAAGTCTTAGAATCTACGTTAACAGACATAAACCCAACTGTGTCTCCGGATCCAACATTAAAAACAGCAGGATGTGACAATTCAATAGTTGAAGACCCAACACTTACAACATATATAGCTGCTACTTCTCCATTAACCACCACCGTGCTATCATTAACAAAAGCAGGATGATTTATTTGCATGCCTTCTTCTATTCCAGTAACGCTAGTTAAGTTTAGTTGTGTGTCTCCAATAGCCGCTGCTGCCGTAGTTGTCGTCTCTATTAAAGTTTGATTTCCCAGTCTTAATCCATATCCTAAATAATTAAATCTAGTTATTTCTAATCTTTCGTTTGTGGTTAAAGAAGCATTTTTATTGCTTGTCCCGCCGGTATTCTTTAAAGTTATTGAGGTTATTCCAGATGTTGTTGTTATTAAATGTATGAAACTATTACTAGCTAAATTAGGACTAATAACTTTCATACCGTGTACTAGTGTATTACTATAATCACCGTCTAAAACAACTACGTTAGACCCGGCAGTTAAAGTTCCTATTGGGTTTATTTTATACTCTCCATCGTCATTTTGGTATAAAGAAGGAAATGGATTTGATGTTTTACTAGTAGGATACATAAGGTGCTTTATGCCAGCTGAATCTATCCAAGATATTTTAGTATAATTAACATAATCTTGTGGCAATATCATTTGTAGAGTTGTTGGAACAATAATCTCCTGAGCTTTAAAAGATTTAAAAGTGTCAAATGATAATTCCGCTAGAGCTCTTTGCGCGTGAAATGCTACATCAACTCTTCTAGCTTTTGGTATAATTTTATCTTCACCAATATATACAGCCATAAATTGGTTTATAATATCGGTTAATGATACAAATTGATAACCCCCAAAAGTATCTCCACTGTAGTAGGCTTGCTGCGTTTGATTATCTAATAATCCCATTTATTTATTGTTTTTCTTGTTGTATTTGTTGTGACTCTAGCGCTCCTCCAACTCTAGAAACATCTTCTCTTTTCATAGAGGCTCCAGCATACTTCAATATCTTATAAACTAATTCAGATTCTTCTGAAGGATGTAGTTCAAAATTTGTTGTTTTAGCCGTACTAGCATCGTGCAAAGCGTTTCCACTTAATACAAAATATCCCCATCTTGGTGCTCTAGGTAATCTAACATAAGTACAAATAGCATTAATGTTAGGAGTCATAATAACGCTTAACACCCCGGATCTTATATATGTAGGCCTTAGGGCTGATGATGCTAATAGGGGTGAGCTTTGAATATAAGGATTGTCATCGCGTTGTATTTCTTCCACTATCACCCCATTCTGAGTAATCGTTCCTAATCTATATAAAGTATCACCTGTAGATGGGATAATTACCCCACTGTTTATAACTCCAATTTTTTCAAAAAATGCTATTTTCTCCCTTAGATTATTTACAATATTAGAATATTCCTCTGAGTTTCCAGGTAAGCGTAGAAACTGATTTAAGTCGTAAAAATATTGTTCAAATATTTCTAACTGTGCTTGGTGAGCAAATAGATTAAACTCCTGTGGAGTTATATACCCTCTTTGTTCTTTATTGGCAAAGGCCAACACTTTTTGATATACATTATCTATACTTACCATAATTTCTTTTATTTATTATAAGGAAACAATCTATTTAGGGTATCCTGTCTTTTACCGCATCCACAATCCTTTCCAGTGGCCTTAGCAACTGTTTCAACTACTTTTTTAATTCCAGTCGCCTCTGTGATTTTAGCTATAGTGTCCCCTAATCCTTTTGATTTTTCTTGTTCTTTATTTTCCATACAATTTATTTGTAGTATGCAATCGCTCCGTAGAGCGACTGCTTCTACAGTTAGATTATTTCAATCTTTTTTCAATATTGGAGTAAATCTCCATCCCTTCGTCAGTTTTAAACCAAGCGGCTAAAGCTGAATACGGGTGTTCATCAAATGGAACATTCATTAGTTTTCTATCGTTAGAAGCCCAAGTAAATGTTCTTTGATCAGGGGATAGTTTTAGTATACCCATTTCAGTTGCTTTAATACCGAAGTTTCTTAAAACAACATTTTCGTCATTAGCTAGATCTAAGAACAGTTCAGGATTTCTCTTAGCATATAATAGCAAATCTCTTTTAAGCTCCTTAGAACTCATCTCTGATACCTTAGAACCAACCTCAACACGCATTATAGCTTCAGCCATGTCTATGTCCATATTCATAGCTGCGTTTAGCGCCTCAATTTCTATTTCTAGATTTTCAATTTGACTAGCGGCTATAGCAGAAGGTTTGTACTCATAGTAAATAGTATCTCTATGTGGATGGTATAAGCTTAATAACTTTTGTAATACTGTTTTTTCTTTTGGTACAAATAAACTTCCAGCTCTAAATATAATGTGTTCTAACCTTTGATCTCCCTTCATTTCATCCACAAAGCAAGTTTTTTGGTTTTGACAATATTTAAGTTCTCTTTCGTAACCTAGTTTTTCATCAAAGTAATAAATATTTGCAGCTTTAATAGATCTAGAGAGTGGTTTACCGTTCTTTAAGTTGTACATCCTATCCTTAATTTCCCAATCGTTAGATACTTTTAATTTTTCTTTTACTGGTGGAGCCTCATTAATTAATGTCTCCTCCATTGTTTCTTCAAAGTAGGTTTCTTCAACCTCTTCTGTTTTTTGTTTTTTTGTCATGATATAATATAATAATAATTAATAAAAATAAAAGGTCGAGGCCGAAGCCTCGATCTTTTAAAATTGATTTTGAACTTAGTTCATTAACATAAAGTTGTTAGCACCTTGAGTGATTAAACATCTCTCAGTTAACATGTGGATTTGCATTGCATCTAAAGCAGATGTAGCAGCTCCAACAGAACCAGTAGTCCATGTTTTCATTCTTCTATCATCAGTTTGTGAAGCTCTGTAACGAACATGTAAGAACGGACGCTTAAGGTTTTTCCCTAGTTGTTGGTCATAAACAGATGAAGTTCCAGCTGGAACAATAACACCTCTAATAGCGTTCGCGCCAGCAACTGCGTTGATACCACCTCTCGTAGCTTTGTCATTTAAGTATCTGAAGTCAGACTTGTAGAAGTCATAAGAACCTCTTCTGAAACCAGAGAACCCTAAGTTTAAAGCCATATCTTCAGAATTGTCAAACACTCCGTAAGAAGTACCACCAGCTCCGTAAGAATTCATAGAAGCTAACATGTCATCCATTGCTAACGAAGTAGCTCTGTTTACAAACATCATGTTTTCTTCGATAGCTCCTTGAGAATCAAACTCAGCTAAGATAGCATCAAATTCAGCTAAATCAGTTGCAGCATTAACACCAGTGATTCCAGAAGTTAAATTACCTCTTGATTCGATAGCAGCAAATAAACCTTCAGTACCAACAGCACCCGCAGCAGCACTTCCGTTTATCCAAGCAGAACCATCTAAATCCGAAGTAGAATCATTTTTCACAGCCTCAAGCATCGCCATTTCAATATAATCATTGAAACGTGCTCTCGTATCAGACTCAGCTTTTAAATACCACATGTATCCAGTTTGTCCTTCTTCCGAAGTAGTTTCAACCCAACCAATTTTAGAAACATCAGAACCTGATACTTCGTAGTAATCTTTCATGATGATTGGTTTGTTTTGGAACGTATGGAAATCAGGCTCGTTAGCTCCTTTAGTATCTACTTGAGTACCTGTAGAACTTCTGTAACTATCACCTTTACCAAATTCAGAACCAAAAACTAACACGCGTGATTCTCCAGCGTCAGTAGATAATGCAGCAGCGCCATTGTTGTAAGGAGATACATCTATAGTAGTCGCACTTACAGCACCAACTAAACATTTCACAACTCCATTTACTGGGCCAGAAACGATAACCATATCATTAACTCTAATACCATGTCCAGCAGCATTTAACGCTCTACCGTCAATATCAAAAGTTAAAGTGATAACTGAAGATGCAGCAGCGCCAGCCCCAATAGCAACACCACCACCAGCAGCGATTGTACATTTGTAAGACAAGTGTAGTCTTCCTTGTTCAGACCACACGACTTGATCAGCCGACATGCTCTCTTCAGCTCCTACTTGTGAAAGAAATCCTGAAATAGTTCTCGGTCCGAAAACTTCAGCTTCTTTTTCCATAAGATCTGGTAAATATTGTTGTGACCAGCCAGCGTTTGCTGCATTAGCTAGGTCTAAGTAATTTGTTGCTAATGTCTGCTTAAAAGGAGCAGGCACACTATTCAACAAAGGGCCATTTGTAATTGCCATAATTTTGTTTTTTTAATTTTTAAATTTATTATTTTTAATTTTAAACTTAAAATCATTGGTATCATTACCAAGCACTCTTACTTTAATGCCGTTCGCTTCAACCTCACCGTGAGTTTGCCTTGGATTCATGTCAACATTTTTGGCTTTAGCAATACTATCTTTAATAGCATCTGCTTTTCCTTGTTCGTAAAAGTGTTTTGCGACAGCGTCCGCATTCATTGCTGTGTAAAGGGATTTGTGATAACCCGTAGCATCTGTTAAAGCTGATTTCTTATCCAAAAACTTTTTGGTGAAATTGTTTAAATCGCTCTGAGTGTTCTTAACCTCTTCAGCATTGTTTACATTAAAGCGATATGTTTTTTCCCCGACGTTGTATTCAAAACCTTTGAATCCTTCGTTAAAAACCTGCTCGGTTTTTTGAGTGAAAATATCACTGTTAGTTTTAACTGCCTTTTGATTTACCTCTGATTCTTTGTTGTACCTATTAAAGAAATCAATTGCTTTTTGTTGCTCATTAGTGAGTTTTGATCCAGCTTTGATCTCGTCATAGTATTTGGACTTTTGCCCGTCCAGGTGGCTTTTAGCGTTAGCAACTTGCTCTTTCAACGCCAATTTTTTTCTTCGTATTTCTCTTTCGTCATCTAAATCTTCTTCATAAGAGAATTCATCTTCCATAAGAAAGTTAATTTCTTCGTTGTCTAGATGAGGTTTTGTTTGTTTGTAGTACTCACGCAATAAATCATGCTCGTTTAATTTGCTGTAATCTTTATTTAAAGCGACATAGTCATTAAAATCCCCGCCTGTATCCTCCATGAACTCCATTAACTTCTGGATATTCTCTGGTATTGTTTTTCCAGTTTGTATACTTTCTTCTACAGCTGCTTCAACCTCTGCAATTATAGTTTCCGTCTCTGTATTCACCTCTTTAATGACTTCCTCTAAAACCGCAGTTTCTTCTACAATCTGCTCTTGTTTTACCTCATCAACTGGTTTTGTTAAATCAACCTTAATAACATCCTGCTCAACAGTTTCATCTGATTTAGCTAGATCTACTTTGAAAACTCCATTATCGGAATTATCAAACTTTTTCATTTTTGGTTTTTTAACTTTAATTTTTTCTACGGTATTATCCACCACTGGCCCTGCTTCATTGTTTTCTTCCATAATATAATATAATAATAATTAATAAATTTTACCTAGGTCCAAAGTCCCCTAAACCAAAACTGCCATCAAGTATATCATTACCTGCGGACTCAAAGTTTTTAGGTGGTTTTTTGTTATTTCTTTGGTCAATTAACTCACTTTGTTGAGTTGCTTGAATTTTTGTTCTTTCGTCCTTCCTGTCTTCTTTTTCTCTATTACCACCTTTAGCTCCCTCAACCTCCATATTCTTAAGCTGCATGTTGTATTCAAACTCTAAAGCCATAAGTTCTTTTTTCATCTGTACCTCTTGCATCATTCTTTGAGATTCTAACTGAGCTTTTATCTGTTCTAATTGAGTTTGGTTTTGTGTTAAAGCTTGATTTTTCTGTACCTCAGCCTGCATAGCTGCCTCAGCAGCCTGCTGATTCATTTGGGATTGCATCTGCATATTACGCTCCGCTAGCGCCTGATCTTTTTCTAACTTCTTCTTTCTTCTAATCTTTAACAATTGATTAGCTAGCTTTACATTCTTAATATCTCTAAGATCTATAGCATCAGCAAGTTCTATAATTTGTTGTTGAATAGCCATTTGTATATTGTTTTCTAGCATCATCCTTTCTTCTTCATCTGGTTGTAGTTCTATAAATATACCAAAATCATACAGGTGTAATTCTTTCAATTCCTCAAGCACTGCAGCATTGTGGACGCCTATAGCTTGTATGAAGGCATCTCTTGTTGGAGAATATTCTATAATATCAGATATCCTAAGAGATAAACATTCAGCCACTTCAGTTGTTAAAAATAATCCGCCTTGAAGAATATGTCTAGTTGCTGTATTGGAATTAGCGGCAGCTAACTTTTGCACTCCCACTAAAGCGTTTTTATCTGGCATACTACCATCTCTAGCCTCATTAAGCCCCGTGACGTCACGAATCATTTGTAGATAATAGTTGTAGTTACCGATAAGTGCCTGCATTTTATTCCCACCAGATCCTGATGTTATTTCTT